GAAAAAAAGTAAGATACGTCATTTGGATTTTCTATTTTGAACTGTATTGGGTAAAATGGTTTTATTGATTTGTGTGGTGTTCCAAATTCTCCAACCCCAACAGGAATACATTTTAATCCGTGAATATCAATTACTTCACCACCGTACCTTTTGAATAATTTTAATATCTTTTCTTGATTCATCACACAAACATTTTTGCTTCTTTTTCCCTTCTTGTTTGTAAGCCAGGAAAATCATCAAATAATGAACTACTTGTTTGTAGTATCAACTCTCTTGCGTTTTCAAAATCGCCTCGTTTGACTGCATCCATGAATTTTTTTTCCCTAACCTTAGGTCCCATGTTATACGCCATTGACACCATCGCATCGTACATTCCTTGAGTAAGTTTTGGTTTGATCCCCTCTTTTTCCCACTCATCTAAAGTTTGATTAATTATTCCTTCAGCAACTTTAATATCATCACTTAATAAAGTGTCAGCATTAGCTTTGGTAATTCGGGTAACTCCAGGTTTGATATTATCATAATTTGGTAGAAAGTCGTATCCTTCATTCTCTCCCTTGAATATTGCGTGTCCGTAACCAATCGTATACGCACCATCTCCAAGATCATAAACCCTTAAAACAGGTTCTCCTTTATCGTAAATAGAACCTTCTTCATACTTAAGGTGATTTATGAGATCTTCACTTGATTGTCTAATTCTTGGCGCTTCTTCAGGCTTAAAAACTTGTTGTTCTGTTTTGGCAACTTGTTTTAAAGATGGGTTTAATAATTGATAAAATTGTTTGGTGGTCACCAACCCAAGAACGGTGTATAAAGTATATTGGAAGATCTTTCTTTTGATGTCGTCAGGAAGTTCTTTAACTTTATCTTTCACCTTCTTTATGAATTCGATTGCGTCTTCTTTTGTTTTAACCCATGAACTCGCCTTTTCAAGTTGGTCCTTTGCTTGTGTGAAGTCCCACACCATATCAGGTTCTCTCTCTTCATCCTCAAACAATAAGGACAACGAAAAAACCATCTCATCTAAAATTTCTTCATAGATGAGTTTGGAATTAATTACGTTAATTTGATCTTCAGTTAAAACTACTTTCAAAACCTATTCCTTATCTCTTTTATTTCTTCCTTGACAATGTGCTCGTTGTGAAAATCCTTTTGGGTTATCACAATCAATTGATTTCTTATATTTTTCAGACCATTTTTCTTCAATCTCACCTGATAATTTTTCTTTCCAAAAGTTAAACAATTCTTTGTCTTTATATGTTTTTTGTTTTTGATCCCAACCACAAGTGTGACATAAGTAAGGGTGACTATCTTTAGCTTCTATTGTCCATTCGTGTTCACATTTAGGACATTCAACTTTCTCACCCAATACTCTTTTTACCTGATCTTCAGTTAATATTATTTTCATAACTCAACAGGTTGTTTTGTTTTATTATCGTAGATAGTAAATGGATCGGCAATAATAACCCAATCAACAAACTTGTATTGTTTACTTCTATCCCAAGAACCTTCATTTCTTTTTACTTGTACGGTCTTATACCTAAGGTCAGGTCTCCCAACAATTAAGTCTGTTCCGAATATCATATCAATAATGTCACCGTCACCGCCTTGATATACGACTGTAAAACCCATTTCTTCCAATTTATTTTTCACTGATTCCTCAGCTTCCTCTCCAATCCTTGAAGTGAAATTGGTGTTTTTAGTGTAATCAAAGATATCTTGGGTATCTTCAAAGTGGTCACCAATAAATGTTGGTAACTCACTTTTAATACTGTTAAGACCTTGTTTGGGGTCTTGTATAATCTGACTTATTAAATTTCTGTCACCAGTTTTAGTAATTAAGTCAGTTAAGAATTCCGATAAGTCTCTGTGATTTGTATTAAGTTTGTTTACAGGGTGCCATTTACCGTTCACCTTAACAATAGTGTTTTGATTAACATATTTTTGGATAAACCAATTGAATAACCCTTCGTCAATCTTATCGATTTTTTTTAATATTCTTGCTCCCTTTGTGAATTTTTTCTTCTCATCCTCATCATATTCTGAATATAAAGGTTTTAAAGTATCCATAATTATGGATTTCATTCTTAATCCCTTATCATCATATAACCATGATCCTGTTGAGGCAATCCTTTTACATAAAGCGTATTTGAGTTTGTTTCCAGTAAATCTTTGGCATGGATAATAATCCTCATTATTCTCCAATAATGTTCTTTTTTTTATCTTATTAAGTTCTTCCTTTATTAGGTCTCTCATACTTAATAAATATTAGCACTCTGAAAGTTTATGTTTATTCTTTCTGCTATAGGTCTTTTTGGATGGAACGGACTTTTGAATCATCTTTCTTCTGACGATCTGTGCAACATGTCGTAATGTCAAACCATTAATTCTTATCTCTTCCTTTTTCATAGTTCACAAATATAAACATATTTTTTATACCACCAAACTATTGTGTTAATTCAATTTTAGCTATTTCAACATTAAAATATTCGGTTTCAAATAAATCGTGATTGATAATTACCCTTTCATTTTTGAAGTCATAAAGTATTGTACCTTTAGATCCTTCATTAATTTCCCATCCAGAATAAAACAACTCTAAAATTTCGTAGGTAATAGTTTCCATAATACTAGGTACATTACTATCCTCTTGGACATACCCACTATCACCTCCTCCATCATATTCAACAACAATTTCATTACCATATTTACTTCTAATTTCTTCAATAAATTCAGGGTCGCCTAATAGTTTTAAATCTTTATACCTATTCCAAGTATCATTTTCTATTTGTGACAACTCATCAAAACTTTTTTCATTTGTATGCTCATGAGTTACCATTACTTCAATATCTACATCAAAATTTAATGACATTGTTTGAGCATCAAAAGTAGCGGTAATAGTACCATTACCAGTAGAGTCATCATAATTATCGTATTGTCCAATGTCTATTTTAGGAAGTTGTTCTTCAATTATTGCTTCAAGTAAACCAACTTCTTCTCTAAAATTTTCTATTCCATCGACCTTATACCCTCTTGAATTTGGCCCATAAGGTTCATCCATACTACCATCATAGTAATAAGTTGTCCAATCTAATTCATTATGATCTTCAGATATTAAAAAGTTAACAAACCTCTTAATTTTTTTATATTGTTCTGGCGATAGTCTCATTGTTGTTTTAAATATAAATATGTTAATCTTCAAACTCTAACTTAATTGTCTTAGTAACCCACATAGGTCTTTCACCTGATATTAATATTTTAATCCAATCAGATGCCGATGGTATAGTTCCATTACAATCTTCTTTAACATGTTGTTCACCAACATATCTAATATAAACCGTTTTACCATCACTATTCTTGAATTCAGACCCGAACTTCTGTTCCATTTCAAATATACCCTCACTATGATGTCTGAACGCCCTATGTAATGAATGTCCGTACCATCCTTTGGTTTCATCTAACCAATTATGAAGATGGATGTAGTCTTCCCATTTCCCACCAAACTTCTTGGCAGAACTTTTTGAGTGTAATATAGGGTGTGCCATTATATTGTGTTTTTAAATTCTCTTACCGAATTGATGTATTGTTTTAATGTGGAGTAAACTACTTTCTTCTGTTCTTCAGTCTCAAAGTAATTTGGTATTTCAGTCTCTAACTCATTAAATATGTAATTTCTTATCCTCTTCCTATTCTCATGTAGAAAATAAGGACAACTACCTAATTTAAAATAACTAATATTAGGCGTCTCAAATTTGACAACAGGATAGTTTCTAACCAAATAATAAAAAAGATTTTTGTTAACTTCCACAAATAAAGAATAAGGGAATTAAAAACATTGTTAAATAAAAAAAGGGGTTTAGACCCCTTTTATTTTAAGAATTTTAACTTATATAATGTTGAATATAACAACTCTTGAACCGTGTCGATTTGATTCTGAAGGAACGAGTCCTCAACTGATTCTCGTTTTTCATTTATCATTTCCCCTAAACTTTCAAGATAAGAAATACAGTTTTCAACTGATTCAAATTTTCTCATTTTGTAAGTATTATATTCTTCAACCAATCCGTATTTACCCTGATACGACTCAATTAATCCGTCAACAAGTGCATCAATACCTTCATAGTAACCTTGTAATGCTTTGTGAGCAGCGTAAGATCCGTTACCTTTAGCTCCTAGGTGAAAAATGTGTACTTGAGTTTGTGAGTGAAGAAGTGTAGAAACCATTTCATCAAAATCTGAATTTTGTCCTGTTGTTTCAGTCTCTTCAGATTCTTCATCGTCTTTCTCAACTTCTTTTTCCTCTTGTTCTGATAAACTTTGTCTAAGGTTTTTCAAAATTTCATCAGTAATATCTTTTTCCATAATTGTTTTTAATATAAATATTCAGTTAAATCTATTTCTCCACCAAATCTTTATCGGCTATCAAAACTAATTCTTTAGTAAAGAAAGTATTAACTTTTTTCATCTCCGCGTAAATTTCAGGATATTCAGTCCAAACTTTAACTCCCTCATTCTCAGGACTATAATCATTATCCACCAAATATTGAACAACAGTGTCGTCTTTTGTGGTTATGAATCCATGAGCAAAATATCTTGGAACATAAATTTCATCACCTTCTTTCATTTCAAAAAAGAATATTTTGTTGTAGTCTTCCGATACCGTTCTAAGATCCACAACGAAATCTAAAATCCCACCTGTGATAACCTTCACTAGTTTAGCTTGAGCATGTTCATTCTTTTGAAAGTGTAACCCCCTAAGTGTAAACTTTCGGGGATTAACACTAACATTGCTCTGAACCCAATTCTTATCTAATTTAGATAAATATAATGGGCAAAAAACCCCACGTTTATCTCTAAATGATCTGTTCTCAATAAAATGTGCTTTCTCCATCATAAAAAATCAATCTCGTTAGTTATTGGGTTCCAATCAATTTGCCAAGGATTATGAGAATAAAGGTATCGCTCATTCAACACCGCAGCATTAAAGTAGTGGGTGTGTCCATCATAGTAGTGACCATGACCAGTGTGAATGTGTCCGCAGATGTGGATCTTCGGTTTGATTTGTTTTATTCGCTCCGCAAGTAATTCACAACCCAAGTGAACATTGCGGTTACCTTCAACATCATCTAAGAATCCCCAAGCAGGACCGTGAGTGATTAAGATATCAATATCTTCAGGTATCATATCCCACACCGCTTTTAACTCTTCACCATTTCGTGGTAAGTTAAATGCCCAATTGTAGAACTCAGGTTGCCAAGGACTACCCCAAATTTTAACAACTTTTACATCTGTATCATG